TAGCCCTGTCGGCTAGTCACCTTAAGTTGAACATTATATCAACATCCACGTGTATGACAACCTTGTCCCGTAGTAAACTAGTTGATGGATCCACTCAAGATATCACATGGAAATGTGATAGTACTTCGATGGATGATCATCACTTCTGGCATCAAACAGTCTGGCCCCTCAAGATTCCTTCTTACGAAGGATACTATGAGGAAGTCAGTCCGGATGTTGCCGGACCCAAAAAGAGCTGGAAGAGTTTCGAACACTACAAAGTGGCCGAAGTTCCTTCTGCTCCTATGGATACTAACATTCGCTATGTCACCGATAGAGGGGCTTTTGAGCCCTTCTATACGTATGCACATATACCGAATGGTAAGTTCTTACTATGGAACATACCTGTTGGCGGATTAGGGAAGCTCAATAGTGGGCTTCCTTTATTCTATAACAAGACCTCAGACGGACACTTTGTGCCCGCTCCTGATCATCTTGATGCTCTGCTAATGGCGGCCAATAAAGCCGTCATGCCTATCATCAAGAGTGAGCTAAGTACTCCCAACTCTGTTTATGAGTTGAAAGATCTACCTAGCATCATAGGTTCTGTTAAAAGTGTGACTAGCTATCTTAAGACGGCTCTCGGCTTACTAAACTCTGTTTTTGTAAGCAAGAAGTCGCTCAAGCAGATAGTAACATCCACTCGCCATGTAGGGTCCGATGCTTATCTTCAAGATAAGTTTAACATCGCTCCCTTGTTATCAGACATACATAGTGTTTACACTATATTGTCGACGGAGGAGAAACGAATTCGTTCGTTTATCAACCGTTCTGGGAAGTTACAGACCAAGCATTATGCTAGGCCTATAACAGAGTACTCTAACAGTGTCGAACTTGGTTCTTACCAGATGAAAGATTTACCTCTTCATGAGATAAATCCCGTCGGGACTAAGAATTGGGAACGATATGTAAGTTACTCTACTTCCACGTTTCATGTTCAAGTTAAGTATAATTACAATTATACTAACTTCCAGTTGCAGCATGCTGCAATATTGCAACTCCTAGATCGTCTTGGGATTAACCTTAATCCTAGGATTATCTGGGCCGCAATACCCTGGAGTTTTGTAGTTGATTGGGTCTTTGGCGTAGGCCAATGGCTCGATCAATTCAAGATACAAAACATGAAGCCGGTGATCAACATACATGAAGCTCTCTGGTCCATCAAAAGGCAACGCCGCATCGTAGTTTCCGGTATTTACCGGAATCCCGAGTGGTGGAACCTCCCGATTACGGGCCAGGTAGCTTACGCCCCTGTGGTTGTAGAATCTGCCTATAGAAGGCAGACCTACGTCCCTGGAGCGAGCTCGATAATATCGAGCGGATTGAGCTCAACAGAGTTCAGTCTGGGTGTGGCCCTGGCATTCGCCAGGAAGCCACGTCCTAGAACAAAACGCTGATTAAAGCATGCTAAGTAATACACTTAACACGAATGAAATCAAGAACTCGGCAGGCACGGAAGTTGAATTCCAGCGCTTGTCGAGCTCCGATCGTGCGTCGGTATTCGCCCAAATAGGCGAATCACCAGCGCTCCCTCACCGTCTCTCGATTAATCATCAAGAGACTGGTAATGGATTGAAGAAGCGTCGCCGGTCACTCGTTCGATTCGATAAAACTATCGTTTCGACCGTTGATCTGGTTACGCCAATTACGATCTCAGCATACACAGTTGTGGATATCCCCGTTGGGGCTATCCTCTCTGATGCTGAAGTTGCCAATGTTCTCGCGGAGCTTAGTTCGTTTATCGCCTCTTTAGGCGCATCAACGACTATTCTCTACGATGGCACTGGAAACGGCGGAGTCTGTCTGATTAAAGGTGGACTGTAAGTCCTCCTCGTCAGATAACTTCTTGAGTTGAATTGTCGTTACGTTATGGATAACTATTAATTTAGTTATCCCAATGTAACTAACTCTTCAATCCGATATGGGGCAATTGCTTGCCCCATATCGTTTCTCCCGTTAACCCACTGCAGTTAGGCCGAAGAAGGAATCACTTCCAGGGACGTACGTTCTGAACCTATTCTTGTTGCAAAACAAGATAGTACTCAGGATTGTATCATCCTCTGATAGTGTTCCTTCTCCATTACCTACTATTGCAGTTGAGTCACCGGGGCCTACTACTATCATTCCAACGAGTCTACGAGGTGCAAACCTCGTTTTCCCATTTGGAATTGATGGCAGGAAGCTGGGATCAATCTTTGACATATTTGTTAATGGTTGTTTCCCATGAACGATGGGTCGTGTAGTGTGTGCATGCTCTAGGAGATCTACCTTATGGTGATCAATAAGAGCCTAGATGAAAGTAAAATCATCGCTGCACTCCTCCACGACGTTCACACGTCGCATGGAGTTGTGTTCAACAGCCGGTCGCGTCGTCTCACCTTGAATAAGGTGATGTTACGAGTCCGGAAGGAAGGAATTGGTTTTCTAACGAAAACCATGCCCCGTCTTGCTAAAGCTTTTGATAAAGCCTTAGCTGGTGATACAAAATTAAACTCTGTAGATTGTGGTTTTGAATCACAACCGAACAGTAAACTTCCTAGATTTCTAGGTGAGTTTTTTAATAGAGTATTATCCGAAGATGGTGCACTCCTTCCTCTTCCGTGTGCAGATAGCGTCATAGTAATCAGGCAAGTATTATACTTATTTTATAAGTATAAACTTCCTTACACCGATGAACAAGAACAAACAATCATCTCTCGTTTTAAACAAACGGAAGATGACCTCTGCTCCCGTTCGCAAGACTTCAAAAATCTTGCGACACTTCTCGAGCAAGCCAAAGGTACTCGGCGCCACAGCAATAATGCTGATGATCGCAGGGTGCCAGTGGCACGCGAAGCTAGAATCCTTTTATCAAGGATCTTCAGCTTCTTTGACCCTAGAAACATCGCCCCGCGGCATGGTCCAGGAGTCGTTGCTACCAAGCAACGTCTTTGGTCCAAGTACGAATGGACGAATGTTTCTAAGCGAATCACAGACCAATATCCCTTAGACGAATACTTTTTCGTCTCTTTGGGACATGTTTGTGATCGATTAGATACGTTTAAACGTATCACCGAAAATGAATCCCACGCCAAGGTAATCCTTGTGCCGAAAGATTCACGCGGGCCTCGTCTAATCTCTTGTGAACCCGTTGATTTTCAATGGGTACAACAAGGATTAAGCAGGGCCATGGTTCAGTTAGTGGAGAACCATGAACTTACTAAGTTCAATGTATTCTTCACCGATCAAGGACCGAACGGTCGAGGAGCTTTATTAGGCTCCGGAACCGGTAGGTACGCGACTCTTGACCTCAATGAGGCCAGTGATCGCGTAAGCCTTGATCTAGTTCGCCTCCTGTTTCCTCCACACGTTTTTACGTGTATGGAAGCATGTAGGAGTTTATCGACGGAGCTACCAAGCGGTGAGATAATAGAGTTACAGAAGTTTGCGCCAATGGGGTCAGCTTTATGCTTTCCCACAATGGCACTTATTATCTGGTCTCTTCTCACTGCCGCAGCTCCCGACGCGGATACTCGCGAGAGTATCCTTGTGTATGGTGATGATGTCATCGTCCCAACGGCTTACGCCGTGAACGCGATGGAACTGCTCGAATCATTTGGTTTAAAAATAAACCGTGATAAGAGCTGCATCAGCGGACTCTTCAGAGAGTCCTGTGGCGTAGACGCTTTCAAAGGCGTCAACGTCACACCAGTCCGACTTAGGACTGTCTGGTCATCCTCACCCTGCGCTAGTGTTTATTCAAGTTGGATTAGCTATGCTAATTCTTTCTATGATAAACAGTATTACAACGTCTACGAGTTAATCGTAGAGAGTCTGGTATCCATTTATGGACCCATACCCGGCGACGACATGTCTTTGACATGTCCTAGCCTCAGAGTAACGCCAGAGTTCCAACAAAGACTAAAGTCCCGCACTAACAAGCGCCTTCAAAAGCGCGAGTTTCGTGTTTGGGATATTAAGTCTCCTTCCATCAGTAAAGAGATAGATGGTTGGTCTATGCTACTTCGCTATTTTGCCGAAGTAGGTAATAGTTCCAATTCATTTAACTCAAATGACGGTTCGGGAACTGATTCCTTGGATGATTTATATCATCCCAGGGTCTTTTCTGCTAGTTCATACACGAGTCGACGTACAAGCATGCTTGTCCGTCGATGGCGATGATTAGGATTAGTTAACTGTTAGCTAATCCGGGCTTAG